ACCGGAAGGCCGCTGGGAGCTTTCTTGTGGGCCCGTCGTCCAGGATCTGTTGACACGTTGGACTATTATCCCACATCCAACGCTGTTCCGATAGTTTGTCAGAAACTGTCGGAAAAGTAAAGCAACCCACTAATTCAGTCTCTATCCCCATCCGCACTTTTGACGGCCTAGATCAAAAGGTGTATATATCTATTGTAATCAACGGTCCACACTTGATGATGTGAAAGAATTTCACTCCATCTTACATTTCATTTCAAATGTGTTATTTGAAATGTTAATTGTATCCTATTCAGATGGTACTGGATTGTCAACGTGTCATGGTGCCTGTTGCTGGTCTATAAAACAAGCAAACGTTTATGGACCTAGCGTGTTCTTGTGATAAGATGAAAACCCCCGGAATTTCTCCATCATCCGGCAAGTTCAGAGGGTACCGCAATTCTGTTTTGTACGGGAGATCTGGTAATTGGAGGACTTCTAAAAATGGGCGCCGGTCGGATACTAGGTTCCGACGCTGGGTTCCGCGCCATGTTAAGACATCCGTCGATTTATTCGGAGACGAAGGAAGCAGGCAGTTTCGCCGCAAGGAACTGACCGAGTCTCAGTACGGAACGGACTATGTGGTTGGTCAGAATAGGGTTGTAACTACGTATGTCACGTATCCTAGCAAGACTCGAATCGGTGCAAATAACAGAACTAGGTCATATATTCGACTGGTAGGTTTGAGGATGAACGGAACATTTTCCGTTCGATTTGCAGGAATGGAGACGGATGTCGACCGCTCGCACATGGTTTTCGGTGTTTTGTCGGTCGTCGTGGTCCGAGATAAAAAGCCTAAGATCTACTCGAGTGCATCCCCTCTGATTCCATTCGTGGAGTTGTTTGGATCCGTCGAGGCATCCAAGGGTACTCTTAGAGTCTCTGAACATCACCGGGATCGTTTCGTTCTACTGAAACAGACTTCTATACTGGTAAACAGTCCACATGGAATCACGATGAAGAAGTTTTATATGACTAACTGTATTCCTACATCCTATACAACCTGGGCTACGTTCAAGGATGAGGAGGAAGATCATTGTACTGGACAGTATTCTAATACTTCGAGCAACGCGTTGCTCGTTTATTATGTTTGGGTTAGCGACGTCCCGTCGCATGCGGATGTCTATAACAACATAATTCTTAATTATATCGGCTGAATGAATATGTAACTCATATGTATTAGAATCCCAACTGGAATAAACTTGTATTACATACGATATAAAAGAACGACATATCTATATATCTTTCTTAATTGGGGCGTTAATATTTGATTTGATACATTGTTCTACTGTTTTTGTGATGATTTCTGTGATGTCGTCCTTTGTCATGCTTCCGACTTGAGAGGCGGACGGGCCTGGGTCTATTGCGCTTTCGTCGAGGCCGCTAAGTCCCTTGTATGGTCTGCTCGTGTTGGATGTCGTTCCACACTCGGACCTGCTGGCCCATGATTCGTTCGGCCCAATTGCGTAATTGGGCGCACGGAACGATGTTGATCTGAGGCCCAACAGTCTTGGGCCTTCAACTAGTCTTCTAGTCTGGGTCCTAGCACCTACGGCCCAGAAGTCTATGTCGTTCAAGGAGAATTCCTTGCTGAGAATCTCTATCTTCGGAGACTTGAACTCTACATCTGTGGAATGTTTGGCGGACGACAACCGGAGTTTCCCCATCATCTTGCAAAAGTGAACCCCGTTCACGACATTTGTGTCCTCGACCCTGTACTCTACTCTCCAGGGATTTTTAATCTTTGACGGAGAGTATGAGGACGAATAGTAGTGTAGGTTGCAGTTGCATTTGATAGGAATCGTGAACTCTGCCTGCTTGGTGTCTCCCTCCGTCAATCTCATGTCGTGGATCTCTACAACTACGTGACCGACAGCATTCACCGGTACCTGATTCCGGTATTCGAGCACGACGTGATCAATCTTCATGCATCTATTCCTTATTTGGCTAAGCTTTTGTTCAAACATGGAGGGAAATGACAATACGACGTCCGTTGCGTCGTTTGTGAGAGCATATTCAACTCTCTCGGAGTTGATGTATCCCCCCGGAAGAACACTTGAACCCTCATACCTATTACTTGTTGACATCTGGCCGCGCAGCGAAGTTTTTTCCGTGGACGAACTCAACTTCTGTGCTTGATAGTACCGAATGATTCTGACCTTCGATTTGTAATTGACGGGTCAGGGTGTTAAGGATGTCATTTATAATGCTGGGCAGGTCGATGCGCAAGCTGTCGACTTATATTGCCATGAATCTATGGTATCTATGTTCGCCGTTGTTCAATTAAATGGCTGTGATCTACCCATATAAAAAAGAAATATGTACTTACCACGGAAAGGAAATCACTGTACAAAAAAATGACGTCACATGCGTCGAAAAAAACCCTATATTCAAAATCGCATCCGCAGGGCCCAAAAATAAATAGGGCGAATTTTCTTATTCGGCCCGGTATCAAATGGCAGGTGTAGAGAGAAGCTGGAGTTTCTCTCTCTAGAAATGAATCGGGGGCTCTCATAACTCTACACAATTGGGGGCTTTGGGAGCCCATATATACAAAGCCCCTAAATGGCATATTGGTAAATATGCCTAACTACTTTATTTCTCCTAAAGGTAAAGCTGTACCGTACCACACCATCTCGGCCTTCCGTTAATATT